GTTTTCGCCATTATGGCTTTCACCGGTGCGCCTCTTGGCTGTAGCGATGGTACTACAGTTGGGAGGCGCATGGCTACGCTCGTATGGAAGAACCAGTTTGCGTAGTCGAGGGTGCTCTTGTCCGGACAACATACAGTCGAAACAAGATAGAGGAAGGAGCTCTACTTCCCATTTAATCTCTTGAGTATTTTTTAGACCGCGTGGTTAGCGAGCCGCTGGTGCCAGTTCAAGTCTGGCTCCCGAGGGGATAACGTACCAATGGTACCCCGGGGAAGTTCTTTAGTGTCACCTAAGCATGTGAGTAATCCTGGCTTAGCTTTTGGCTCGAGACACCAGTGATCGTATACCAATGAAGAATCAAAATGTGATTGCCTCTCAGGCAACCTCATTTTCTCTTCTCAAACGCGCGTTCAATTTTATGATAATATGAACGCTTTTGAGAATAGAAATACCCAGGACATCGAGTCCAGTTCCCTTGCACACAAGGGCGAGTTAAGCCAGAACTCTAGCATTGCACATGCAGAAAAGGCTAAATGCCATCACGACTGTGATGCACCGGTAAAACATTGCACCGGCTCCGAAGGCGAGGAGTATAAAGAACAAGCCGCAACCATTGCCTCTCCGTATTCCTACTTTGGCGAAAATTTCGCATCAACCACGCTAACGGATGAGTTTGTTGTTATGGGACTGCGAATGCCCAGTGGTGAGTTGTCACCGCATTCCGTTGTGGCCCATTTAGAAGAGGATACGGGCTTGCTCGGGAGGAAGATCAAGCATGCACTCGGGCTACCCAGCTGTGTTCTCAAGCTGGGGGGAAAGTGTTTTGAGCAAGGCAAGCTCCTGTCTGAGTTTGTGAAACAAGGCGCGGAAGAAATATTAGTACTCCTGTCTCTGGTTGGTGGAGGCGGAAAAGGTAAGAAGAAGGGTGGAGCGCTCAATCAAGCGAAGAATGCAGTGGTCAGGACTGTTGCGCGCATCCAACGACCGCCCATGCCGCAACCTGTAGTCACAGTAGGGGGTGTGTCAGTTTTGTCCAAGTGTGAGCTGAATTACGCGGCGGCTCTAGCTGACCCCTTCTCACCAGCAGCTCGTGGGGCATGTGCTAATGGTAGTGATGCTTTAAGAACACTGAAGCAACACTATGAGATGGAAGTAACAGTCACCTGTGGTTCCAATAAAAAGGGATTCATATATCTCACACCTTCAATTGCTAACAACACCGTCCAGGGTTTTTCCACCAATTCTCTCTACACTGGATCAACAAACTTGACCTACATGGCAGCTAACGACACTCTATCCGCTGGCATAGACGCCAATTACTGTTCTGCTCTACCATACACTGTTGATGATCTCTCTGACAATTACAACAATGGTGGTGTGCAAGGAAAGATCGTTGCTATTGGTGCCCAGATAGACTACATGGGAACTGAGTTGAATAGGGGGGGCCAGTACATCTTGATGCACTCCGCGACTCATGCTAACATATCATATTCCCCTTCCTCTGCACTCAACACTGGAATGAACTATTCCACATTGAAGAGTTCTAAGGAAGCACGACAAGTTCGTGTGGGAGGCGAGCCCGTGGCTTTGTCTGTGTTTGGTGTGACTTCTGACGAGAGGAATTTTCCTGCTACCACGAATTTGAGTGTGGCCCAAGGCTTGTACCCATTCAGCGCGTCATTCACCCACTGCGGTGCGAGTAATGTTCCATGCGCATATGCTGATTTGGCCGGCATAAACGCTGGAGCCCCCGTAGCCGTTATTGCCATTGAGTCAGAGACTGGTAACATCTTTAACGTCAAGCTAATATACCACATGGAGTGGGCTGGTTCGGATGTTGCTGGCACAACCGATCAAGACACTGATGACTCTACAGGCGACAAGATTGCTGCTTGTGCTGTTTCCATGCAGGAATCAATCAAGGACAATCCAACCTCAGACCTATGGCCCCACATGTATAATGAGTTGACCAGAACCGCCAAGAAGTCTATCAAATATGTGGTTCCTAAGGTGGCCAGCGCTGTTTTTAAACTGCTGGCCTAGGGAGTTAGTTGTACAGACCGCCGAGCGTTAAAGGCAGGAAATACTGTGTATAATAATGTGAATAGCATTGTAAATAACGACATCCTTGTAAATAATTTAAACGCGCAAATGGCGACCCGTAATGTAAATACACTTGTAAATAGTAACAACCCTGCACAAATTGTAAATAGAATGAGGCTTTGCGGGGCAGGCAAGGGCCGGGCGGGAGATAGCAAAGTGCAGAACAAGGGCACGGGTGGCAAAAGTAAGATCATGCGTGGCCCCCTCCCGCCCATCGGTTTTGTCCCTGTTGAGGCCGATGATGCAAGTAATGATGTGGATGGGAGTGGGGCATCTCGTTCAAATGAAGACTTCATTGTCGCTAAGCCACCATGTTGCCGTAAAACTTTCTTGGAATGCTCTTACCAAGATAAGGTTAGATTTAACCAGTTTGCATATGGTTACTGTGGCATGGCAGCCATTAACACCGCAGTTGAGTTAAGTTGGAAGCTGGCTGACTATCAGAGACATACTGGGTACTCTCTAGACCCAATCCCTGTGTTCGGTGACTCAGAGTACCTAGTTAAATACGCATCCAGTCTAGGATATAATCTAGCCGTGTTCATTGATGAGGGAGAATTGGTAGTCCATCATGAGGCATCCGAGTCGTTTGAGTGGATCCATTTATACTTTACCCAACCAGACGAGGATGACGATTATGGTCATTACGAACTGTTAGTGGAGAACTTGGCTGACAAGCCTACGGTAAGGACATTTAGATTCCCAACCCATTCCGCTGCTGCTTCGCAGCCTTTAACAGAAACGTTACAGACGGCTCTGGGACCATTTGTGCTCTCACTTGCATTGTATGCCACCATATTGGGGTATCTTGCCTCCGTTGAAGCGTACTCATCTTGCGAGCACTCTAACCTCATGTTAACCAGTGATGACCAACATATGGTAAAAGAATGCGTTTATGGCATTGTATTCGTGCTCCCTGATAGGATAGTTGCTGTCCTTATCTTCATACTATGCCTGCTCTGTAAAATAATGGGAGCTGTTGTGTGGGACACCACATACAAGGTCGTATCCGCAACAGCTGCGCGTTCAAACAAGGATAGACGCACCATTGTTTGTCAAAGGGAGGATATGAAAAGTCAAGATGAATACTTGACTGTTAGAGTGGGAGAAGCACCTTTTCTCTCAGGGTACGATCTGTCATGGGTGAGCGCCTGCTGGGGCGTCACCGGAGTAAAGGTGTACCAAGTGAGTTCAGTCAGACTCACACACGTTTACAACGAGATGCAACTATTGCACCTTAATGGCAAAGACCCTCTTCTTGCCATAGCTGATCTGAACAGACTTAGAGAGGTGAATACGGACGTTGCCATGAGCCATGTGCTAACGCACACGGGCGAAGTTGCGAAGATACTGGCCGGCGGGCTAGGCAAGGTGAACGTTCCTGAAGAGAGAGACAGGACCCTGATTGGGTTCGATACTGATGGTCATGCAGCGTTCATACCTGACGTAGCTTTTAATAACGTAAGACTCCATGGAGGTAGAGGAACCTTTTCTGATAAGAAACATTGGAACCATGTGTCCAAGTGGAGACGTGGCGAGAAACACAAGCCTAAGCGCATTTGTGTTGCTCCCATAGGTGCTGTTACCCATCATGGCTTATTCTCATGCAATGACGAGAAATCGACATTGGCAGCATTTGTCGGTAGGGCAATGGCTAAAAAGGAACACCCTAGTTTGACCCATCTTGATGAGTTCTTAGCTTTTTCATTTAAGTTTCTTGATGATATCGTGGATGCCACAGAGCTGGATGTTGGCCGTGAGCCTGATCCTATTGTGGCGTACACCGATCATTACAGAGGGAAAAAGAAGGCTGAAATCATTGAGGCTAATGTCGGTGAGTATGATAAGTACATGAGAGGGGAAATGTCAACACGCGAGCTTAAGAAGTTCACCAGACACAGTGCTTTTGTGAAGTGTGAGAACAACACTAAGATGCATAAAGGTGAAGCATATGTTAGGCCCAGGTTGATAATGACCCTTAGCAAGCTCTACTCATTCATGCTCGTACCTGTTGTTGCGCTTATGCAAGCCTGGGCTCATGGGCCCTTCTCTAAGTACCAGGTCAAGGGTTTGACCATACAGGAAATGTTGGAGAAGATAGTAAGTGTAAGCAATAGACCACACTGTGTAACTGATATGTCTGCTTTTGAGTCATCTATTACCAAATCAATCAGGCGGTTGGAGAACCACGTTATGGCGAGGCTGTGCGATAAAGCAGGCTACACCAGGACGAAGGCTTACCTCCTCAATTTAGCTAGAGACGGTAGATACCTACATGTACCTTGGGGCGTCTTTTGGATAGTCACTAGGTGCTCTGGGGATTTCTGGACCTCTTTTGGAAATGGTATAGTCAATGTTTGCTTGAACGCTTACTGTGCACACAAGAAGGGACTTGACTTCAGCATGATCGCTGAAGGGGATGACGGCTTGATCAGCAGTGATATCCCATGTACAGACATATTGCATGACTTGGGCTTCAAATTTTCATCCGAGATCAGAGGTGAGAGAGAGGCGCAATGTGACTTCCTTAGGAGCCTCTGGGCCTTAGAAGGTCGGATATTGAATGTCCCTCGTTGTCTCCAATCACTTTGGTTGAAGAAAGCGTGTTACTTGAAAAAGAGCAAGCAACTCTTCCTGCTAAGGTGTGTAGGCCAAAGTTTGCATCATCTCTCACCAGGGCATCCGATCTTGTGGGCTTTGGTGGAGAGAATTGGCATGGAGACATCTGGCACAACGTCGTTCAAGAATCATAAGGATTACTTGGATATGTGGAAGTACGTTCCTAACATGGGCAAGTACCCAGTAAACATATTGGTTAACGAGGAGCTCAGGCCATTGTTAACCATTGGAACCCATGGGTTTCCCCCTATCTCCATCTGCGATCAGCTAGTATTAGAAGATAGGCTCCTTAACGATAGAGACATCTTCTTGGGCCGGTTGCTTGACGACTACCCTGAGATGCTCGCTTCCCAAGCGTGTAAGGAGAAATTAAATGTCGACGGATTTTTAATGGACAAATTGTATTCTTTGATGAAAGAATACAAAATGGGACTATAGTACCACGGTTTGCCGAGACCGTGGGCTGAATTTAGGCACACACCTATATTAAAACATGCTGCAAAGCATCATAAGGACTCACGCCCCTTTATGATTACGAGTGAGCGCGATGGTGGCCAAACGGGCCAAATAGTTGTTGGAAAACCGCGCAATAACCCCAAAACGGT